CGCAATTCAACGGCACGACCACGCGTTTCCGCACCATCGCCACGCTGACCAACATTGACTGTCTGACGGCGAGCGCCACCGGCACCTTCGGCACGCTGACGGCTCTGACGGTCCCCACGACCATCACGGCTGACAAGGGCCCGGTCGGCTACGTCTACGCCTAGCCTGGTGCATAAGACCGGGGCGTCAGCATGACAGAGATCGACGACGACGACCTGCTGTCGCTGGTGCAGGAAGAGCGTCGCGCCGCGATGGGCTTTGAACAGGATTATGACCTGATCGAAGCCCGTGAGCGTGCGCTCAACTACTACAAGGGCGAGATGCCGGACGTTCCGTCGCTGCCCAACCGTTCGCGGGCGGTCTCGACGGACGTTAGCGACGCTGTGGAGACGCTGCTTCCCGACCTGGTGGAAATCTTCACCGGGGGCGATGACGTGGCGACGTTCATGCCTGTCGGGCAAGAGGACGAGGAAGCCGCGCGTCAGGAGACGGATTATATCAATCACGTCGTGATGGATCAAAACCCCGGCTTCATGCTGTTCTACAGCGCGTTCAAGGATGCGCTGCTGACCAAGACCGGCGTGTTCTATTGGTATTGGGAGGACTATCAGGAGGAGCGCGAGGAGCGGTTTGAAGGCAAGTCGGCCATTGAACTGCAACAGGCTGCTGAGTGGGCGCAAGGTAACGGCGTCCAGATCGAGGACATCGCGGAGGACGCGGGCGGGTATGACGGCGAGGAGCCGGGCGAATATCCGACAGGGGAAGCCACGTATAGCTACACGTTCCTCTATCCCAAAAAGGGCCGGGTCTGCATTAGCGTGGTCCCGCCTGAAGACTTTAGCGTCGCGCGGGACACGGTCGAGCTTGCCAAGGCGACCTATTGCGCGATGCGGACGCGGCCAAGGGCTCAAGACCTGATCGCGGACGGGTTCGACGCCGATCTGGTGGCGAGCCTGCCGCAGTATTCCACATCGACCACGGACGAGACGGAGGGGCTGGCGCGCGATACGGCGGGCGAACACGATCAGGTCGTCAACACCTCGCAGGAATTGCGGGTTGTCGAGATATTCAAGCACGTCATCCGCGTTGTGAACGATGAGGGCGAGCCGGAACTTTGGTGCGTTGTGACCGGCGACAATGAGCGGGTGCTTCTGTCGAAAGACAAGATCGAAGAGGTCCCGTTCGCCGGGATCACGCCTTACCCGGTGACACACAGGTTCTTCGGTCGGTCGGTCGCTGACCTGATTATGGAAATCCAGAAGATCAAGACGGCTCTAACGCGGTCTCTACTGGACTCGGCCTATTTCGCCCTGAACGGTCGCTATGAAGTGGCTGTGGGTGCAGGCCGGGCTAACGAGTTCACGATGCAGGACTTGCTGCGGAATGAGCCGGGTTCGCCGGTTCGCTCGCAGGACGGTAACTCGGTTCGTCCGATGAGCACCTCGCAGCTTGGCTTCGATGCGGCGGGGGCTCTGGAGTATTTCAGCACAGTTTCGGAGGGCCGGACGGGCATTGTTCGCAATGCTCAAGGTCTGAACCCCGACACGCTGCACGACACGGCCAAGGGCGCGGCGGCGCTGATGAGCGCGGCGCAAAAACGCACCCGGATGATTGCCCGTATCTTCGCCGAAACGGGCGTCAAGGACATGTTCCTCGGCGTCCATGCGCTTCTGCGTCGTCACGGCACGCAAGCCGATACGGTTCGCCTGCGAGGCAAGTGGGTGGACATCGACCCGTCCCAATGGGGCGAGCGCAAGGACATGACGATTGAGATCGGCGTGGGCTCGGGAGGCCGTGAACAGGCCATCCTCGCCGGTAACGAGCTGATGGGCCTGATGGAAAAGGTCATCACTCTGCAAGGCGGGGTGAAGGGTCCGATGGTCACGATGGAAAACGCCTATAACGCCATCCAGCGGTATATTGAGAAGGGCCTTGGCTTCAAGTCGGCGGATCCGTTCATCACCGATCCCAAGGATGCGGAGCAACAGCCGCAAGAGCCGCCGCCGCCCGATCCGAAGATGGTTGAAATGCAGCAGCGGATGCAGATTGAGCAACAGAAGCTCGAAATGGAACGCGAAAAGAACGCCGCCGAACTGGAAATGAAGCAGCAACAGATGGTCGTGGAAGCCCAGCTGAAGCGGGAACAGATGGCGGCTGAGATTGAGCTTCGCCGCGAGCAGATGGCAGCGGAAATGCGGCTCAAGGGTGCGCAAATGGCTTTGTCCGGCGGAGGCGCGGGTCTGAGTGCGGTTCACATGGGCGGTGAGATCGGGTGAGCGAGTTTGACGACGACGCCGTCAAGCAAAGGGCCATCCGGGCGCAACGCGAGCTTGCCGAGACACAAAACGCTTTTGACGTGATGCGCGCCTCTGCAATCGAGGCGTGGCTATCGTCCAAACCCATCGAGGCCGAATACCGGGAGCAGCTTCACCGGTCGGTCCAGACTATCGACGCTGTGCGCGCGTACCTGCTGCAAATCGTGGCCAGCGCCGAAGTCGTGGATTTCGCGGAAAGCCTCCGCACGCAAGGCCAATAGGCCACAAACCGCCGTCAGCCCGCGAGGGAACGGCCATCCCATAGGCAAAGAATGTCCGAACCGTCTGACGGTGCGCTGAGTATTGACCAAGCGGCGGCGCTTATTGCCCCCGAGCCCGAGGAAGCTCCAGAGGCCGCGCCTGAGCCCGCTGAGGAGTCAGGGGATACCCAAGAGCCGGAACCGGCTGACGAAGCCTCTGACGAGTTGCTAGAGGCCGACGATGGGGATGACGGAGAAGGCGAAGAGGCTGACGAGGCCGAAGACGCCGCCCCGGTTGTCGATCCTCCCTACTACTGGCCTGCTGACGCCAAGGCGAAGTTCTCCAAGCTGCCTGCTGACCTGCAAGAACTGGTCGCGGAACAGGAGAAGGGCCGCGATACGGCGATCCGCACGGCACAAGAGCAAATGGCTACCGCCCGCAAGGCTGCGGAAGCGGAAGCTAACAAGTTTATCCAGCAAGGCCCGATAATCGAGGCGCTGCTGGACGCGGTTCAGACGGCCTACAAGGCGAACGACTGGGATACGGTGGACTGGGCGGCATGGGCCGATCAGGACCCGGCGGCGGCCCTTAAGGGCAAGCTGCTTTATGAGGCCCAAACCCGTCAGATGCAGCAGCTTGAAGCTGCCAGGCAGACGGCGGAAGCGGAGTCCTTCAAAGCATACACGATTGAGCAAGCGGGGGAGCTTCAACGGCTAGCCCCTGAGATTGCCGCTGACGACGCCAAGCGCGCCGACATCGTGAAATACCTGATCAACGACAACGGTTACGATCAGGAGACTATCCGGGGCATCCGCGCCAAAGACGTGGTTATCGCCCACAAAGCGATGCTCTGGGACCGAGCACAATCCAAGGCCAAAGCGCAGAGCGTGAAGGGAGCCGAAAGGCCAGCCCAACCGACGCCGCGTCCGGCTCAATCATCGGCGTCTGTCCGCCCGGTTAGACCGGGAACGGGATCAACAGCGCCATCCCCCAAACGAGCCGTCATCGAGCGCGAAGCGGCCTTCAAATCGAAGCCGTCTATCGACAACGCCGTGGCGATGCTCCTCGCTAGAGGAACCGGTTAGACCCCGGTTTAGCAATCATGAGCGCTCCTACCAATACCGTTACCACGCTGATCAGCGTCGGCAACCGTGAAGACCTTTCCGACGTGATCAGCCGTGTTGCTCCGGAGGAAACTCCTCTGATCAGCAACATCGGCACCCAGAAGGTGTCGGCGATCTACTCGGAATGGCAGACCGAAACCCTCGCCGCCGCTGACCCGACCAACGCCCAGCTTGAAGGCGACGACATCGGCACCTTCTCGGCGGGCAACCTGACCACGCGGGTTGGCAACTACTGCCAGATTTACCGCAAGGACTTTCTGGTCTCCCGCACCGAGGAAGTGGTCAACAAGGCCGGTCGCTCTTCGGAAATCGCTCGTCAAAAGACCCTCAAGGGTCTGGAGATGCGTCGAGACGAGGAAGCCCGCTACATCGGCAACTATGCCTCTGTCGCGGAATCCGGCGCCACCACCCGCAAGTCGGCCTCGCTGCAAGCATGGATCACCACCAACGACAGCCGGGGCGCTGGCGGTTCAGACGGCGGTTTCTCGGGTGGCATCGTCGCCGCCGCGACCAACGGCACGCAACGCACCTTCACGGAAGTTCTGGTGAAAACCGTGCTTTCGACCGCGTTCGAATCCGGCGGTCGCCCCTCGCTCGGCTTCATGAAGGCCGCGCACAAGCAACAGTTTGCCGCCTTCACCGGTATCGCTGACATTCGTGTCAACGCCAATCCGGGCAAGATGGCGAACATCATCGCCGGTGCGGACATGTATACGTCCGACTTCGGCAACATCACGCTGGTTCCCCACCCCTACGAGATCACGCGGGCTTGCCTGTTCGTCGATCCCGACAAGGTGAAGGTCGGCGTTCTGGACGGCGTGAAGTCCAAGCGCCTCGCCGATACCGGCGACAGCGAGAAATACATGATGACCAAGGAATCGACGCTGGTCGTTCTCAACGAGAAGGCTCATGCCATCGTCGCCGATCTGACCTGATCGGAGTAACAGGGGAGGGGCATCCCGCCTCTCCCCGCCCTTCCAAGGACCCCCATGCAATCCGAAACTGAAGCCAGGCGCGGCCCCGGTCGCCCTCCCAAAGCTGAACCCGCCGCGTCCACTGCGCCAGCCTCGCCTGATGTGGCGGCCATCCTCGCCACTGAGCGCGAGAAGATCATGGCGCAAGCCCGCGCGGAGGTCGAAGCCGCCCACGCCGAAGCCGTCGCCAAAACCAAGGCGGAGGCCGAACGACTGGTCAAGGAAGCCCTTGCCGAAGAGGCCAAACAGCGCGCCGACGACGCCGAAATTCTGCGACTGGCGAGAGCCGCGCAAGACCTGGTGGAATGTCGCGTCCTGCCGATGGGGGACAAGCGTATCCACACCGGCGAACTGAGCGACGTGGATCAAAAGCCCCTCAAGTTCGCTCGCGGCGACAAGTTCTGGATCGCCCGCTCGATTGCCGTTGCCCAAGAGGCGGCGGGGCGGGTCGAAATCCTCTGATGGCTGAGCCGTTTTTCACGTCAAGCGCGGGGGTTCGCCACTATTGGGACGACACCCCGGAAGGCCCGGTTATCCGGTCGGAGCACGACGTTGCCCCGGCTCTGGAAGCGGCGCTCGCCATGCGTAACGAGAACGACGGCTACAGCCCCTCGCGTGAACTACGGCGGGTGGGCCACCTGCCCGCCGTGATCATCCTCAAATGGCTTCAGGAGGAAGGCTGGAACGCGATGAACCCGCACCATCACGACCGCCTCGTCAAGAAGCTGAACGATCCGGATTGGGCGTATCTGCGCACCGCGCCGGGCCAGATCGGGTATTCCAACGGGGTTATGCGCTAGATGGCCCTGACCTCATATACGACGCTGAAGGCATCGGTTGCGGATTTTCTCAACCGTTCGGACCTGACGAGCGCCATTCCCGACTTTATCACCCTGGCCGAGGCTGAGATGCGTCGCCGGTTGAGAGACATGGCGCGGGCCACGGCAACAATCACGACCGAATACAGCGAGGTTCCTACGGACTTCGGCTCGGTCATCACGTTCGATCTCAACACCACGCCGGTTACGCCGCTTGAGTATCTTTCTCCAGATCAATTCACCAACGACAGCCCCAACTATCGCAGCCCGGGGCAATGCCAG